TGACCAATCAGCTCGCCTTCGCGACTAATCCAACGACCTGAGCATGTTCAACAAGGTCATCGGCAACGGCTCATTGCAGGCGCTCAAGGGCCTGTCGCCCATCATGCGCAAGATCGCGAACGACTACGACCACGACCGGGCGTTCAAGAAGGCCAAGAACTACTTCAACACGACCAACCCAATCCGCACCGAATACGGACAGGGTTTCGTCCAGGAACTGCGTCCGCCTCATAACCGCATCAAGGCAAAGTTCGGAGGCCGCATCGGCAAGAACGTCCGACCGACCAAGGTGAAGATGCTTGTGGAGACGAAGGGCGAGCTCGAAGCATACATCAAGGAGAGGCAGGCGATGGTCGGCTACATCAAGTCCGGCTGGGCTTCGGCCCTGCGTTTGCTCCCCAAGCCTGTCATCAACGGCGTCCAGAAGGACTTCGGCGTCGACCTCCTCGCCGTGGCTTGGATTAACCGCCACGCATCGGCCGGCCTTGGGATGTCCCGCGTCGTCGCCGATCAGAAGCAGGTGGACGTCCTCGTCCGCAACAACCGCGGCAACGTCAACGACATCGCCGTGGACGCAGGAGTCGTCCCGCTTGTCGTCGCCAACCGAATGAAGCAGATGAAGGCCCGCCTGAAGCACCTCATGGGGCCGAACTTCAAGAACTGGGAACGCTGATTTTATGGGAACCAAATCCATCCGCCACATCGTCGAGGACGTCCTTCAGTCCTATCTCTCCGCCCAGACCGGGCTGACGACCGTCGCTTTCCTCACCGGGGATAGCGCCACGACGCAGACCCTGCCGAAAGCCATCGTCCTCTGCGAGTCCGCCCGGGCTCCAGGAGACCTGCCCGAAGGCCTCGGCAACTACTCCTGCTCCGTCCGCATCACCCTGTTCTCGAACGCCGACGACACGACCCTCGCAGACCACCGCCTGCGCTGCGCCGCCATCGCCGGCAACATGCGTGACCTCGACGCCATCAAGGCGGCCTTCGTCCTGTCTGGCGACGCGACCTGCTACGACGTGACGATCGGCTCGGAGGACGAAGGGGTCGACGAGCGTTCCTGGGCGACGGCTTTCTCCTTCGACCTGCTGGCGGTCTTCCCCCCCGCGTAAGGTTTCCAACCCCCGCAATTACAAATGGCCGCCATCTCTAACGGAGTCACCTGCCTCTACGGTGTCGCAGGTACTGTCACCAACCTTTTCGTGCAGTCGTACAGCCTCGCCTCCTCGTTCAACGCCGAGGCCACGGTGGTCGACGAGACCGGCCTGACCAAGACCCATCGCCTGGACGACCGCAAGAGCGAGATCACCATCGAAGGCATCTGCAAGACCTCGACGATGCCGACCCTCGGCGCCGCTCTCAGCTTCACGCTGAACGCCGCGACGGCCTACCCGTCCGGCACCGCCTCCGTCTCGTTCGCCGGCACCATCACCAAGATCGACGAGAAGGGCTCCAACAAGGGCTTCACCGCGGTCACCGTGACGGCCATCGACTACGAAGGCATCACGCCTGCCTGATTGACTTGACCCCGCAAGGGGTAGCATAGGGGTCATGGACCGACGCTTCCTTGACGCCTTCATCGACCCGGCGCCCATGCGGTTGCTGGGTCGTTCGCTTTTCCCGTGGTGCCTGAAATACCGCGTCCGCCTGATGGCCTTCGACTCCCCGCTGGTGACGGGGTCTCGGGACATCACGCCCGGCGACCTGCTCTTCGCCTGCCAGGTATGCGCCGAAGAACCGCTTGGGGGTCGCATCGGCTGGCTAGACCAGCTGCGGGTGCTGGAACTCGCCCGCAAGCCGGCCAAGTTCGAACGGCTGCTGAAGGCCTTCGCGTCCTATGTCCTGGTCGACGACTGGCCGAAGTTCTGGGAGCAGAACAACAAGAAGAGCGGCGGGGGCGACAAGGGCGTGCCTTGGCCTCTTGCCATCGTGGCGAACCTCATCGCGTCGGGCATCCCCGAGAAGCGGGCGTGGGAGATGCCGGAGTGCCAGGCCATCTGGTACAACTCGGCCCTCGCCATCGGCAAGGGCGCCGACGTGGCGATCATGTCGCCGGCAGAGGAGGCGTTCATGGCGGAGGAGGAGGCCAAGGAGAAGGCGTCTGCCGCTTCCAATCCTGCAAAGGAAAAGACACCCGACGACCATGGCTGACCAAGAATTAGGGCTCCGGCTCAAGACGACCTCGGACGTGCCGCAGGCGATGGGAAAGGCAAGCCAAGCCGTCTCCAATTTCGACAAGCAACTGGCCGACATCGGCAAGAAGTTCTCGACGTCTTTCAAGGACATCGCCCTCGGGTTCGTCGCCCCGATGGTCATCGTCAACAAGCTCATCAGCGCCATCGAGAGCGGCATCTCCAAGATCAGGGAGGACTCCAAGGCCGCGCTGGACTTCGGTTCGGAAGCGTCGAACAAATACGTCAACGAGCAGGAGTCAGCCGTCCGTCGCCTTATCAAGCTCCGCGAGGAGGAACGCGAAGGCCGCCGAAAGGGCGAACTAGGAACGCGCGAAGCCTACGCCGAAATCCTCCTTGGAACCGAAGAAGGCCGTAAGATTTTCGAGCAAAACCGCAGGTTCGGACAGGGCTTCCGCTCGTACAAGGAAGGCGACATCCTGAAAGGTCATGACACCATCGCCGCCGAACAGATGTCCTTGAACCCTGCCATCCGCGCCCAGCTCGACGCCATCGTGGCGAAACTGCTTCCTGGCCTCGAGAAGGACAAGGACAAGACCCCGACATCGTTCAAAGGACCGGAAGGTTTTTCCAACGTCGTCGGCGTCGGCCCAAATCCAGTCGTCGCGGCAATGCAGGAACAGATCGAAGTCCAGAAAGAGATGCGGGACCACCTTAAGACCCTCGTAGAACGCAATCCTTTCGCCACTACCGACTTCACGAAGCCAGCCTCATCCGCCGCTCCATCCCGCTCATACCTCCTGACAAATTAACATGGCACGCATCGACCAGGGCGACCCCCTAACGACGGACATCCTCCAGCCGGGATGGACTTCAAACTCGGACGGCTTCGGCCTGATCACCATCAGCGCGACGTTCAAGTCCGACGCCAATACGGGGAGCTTTGCCCCATTCGTCCGAGGCGCCGCTTTCCCGCTGAGTTCTTACAATTACTGCAAATCCCACAAGGGAAGCATCAGCTGGGACGCCCTTGGCGTTGCCACGCTGAGGATCGAATACGTCGGCATCAACCCGAGCATCAACGGCGGGATAATGACCAACGCCAACACGTCCGTCGCCAACGGCCTTACCGCCGAGAACATCACGACGCACCCGAATTTCTTCACCGCCGCTAGTGGCTACGGCGGCGCACCGCTTGCCGGCCTTCCTTCAAACTTTGGTGGCGCCTATAATGATTCGACGCTCGGACCTGTCGTCAACCGATACAACGTAACACTTTCCAAGACAGTTCAGGTTCCGTCCTGCGAAGGATACAACGGGGCGTGCTTCGAGCAGCCGGAAGGAGGTCGCTTCATCGGCTTCGTCGACCCGAGCATCCCGACCCTGTTCGGAAAGACGCAGTACCTCGCCCCGACCACGACTTACAGCGGGGTCATCTACACGACCAGCTCGTCCTACGTCCAGGACCTTTATTCTCGTCTCGGAACGGCTACGGCGACGAACTCGTGGGGCGTGTTCAATCTCATCCCCGCCTGGGCTCCGATCGGTACGTCCGGCGGATTCAACAAGAACCTTCTCTCGCAGGTCAACGTCGAGGAGTACGGCCTTCTCTATAAAGTGATGTACGAAATCCGCTATTCCGCGGTCGGTTGGAACAGCAAGGTCTACAAGAACATCTGACGATGAGCATCCAGCCAGGAGTCGGCTATACGTTCACCTCGTCGAGCCAGGGTACGAACCTAAACATCGAGCAGGCATGGCAGCCTCTGCCTCTTTATCCTACGGTGGAAGACGCGCCGTTCGTCTGCTCTCCGTTCAAAGTGCACGACGTCTATGAGGTGACCGATGGAAGCACCTATTACACTTACGAGATCTGCCCCGGCACCTTCAACAACCTGATGCCGCAGGTATACGATGAGGTCAACGAGGTCTGGTCGTACCTCGACGCGCTCGCTACCGACGCCGAGCTCGTTCTGGACTTCGGCTCAAGCACTTCGTCGCTCATCTACCT